TACTAAGCCATCAACAACACCCCAACCACCAAGACCTGCAACAGCATATCTTCTTGGGTTGTTCTTCTTCATGGTTTCAAAGACTTTCAAGTCAGCCTTATCAAGCCATTCATTGCAAAGATAGTTTGTTGTAATAGCAAGAATGTCTGAATCAGGTTCACAATCAAAGAACCTTTTCTTTATCCAATGCCTTTCATTCCATGGGTTGAATGTCAATGTTATCTGCTTGAATAAGCCTTCAGGACATTCACCACGAATGGATTCATCAAGGATGTTGAAATCATCTTCCTTCATGATTTCATAGGCTTCTTCAATCCACATCCAACAAAGGCAACCAACATCCACTGTCACAGATGTGACCTTCAATGGATCATCCAAACCCCTGAAATATATCTTCTGTCCTGTTGGCTTATATGTTACTTCCAAAGGTGATTCCTTGAAGATGAAGTGTTCTTCTACACCAAGCCTTCTTGCAGCCCATTTCAATTCAGTGAAACAGGAATCCTTCAGTGTTCTGTATGTCTTACGAACAACCAAAAGGTTTGCTTCAGGGTATTTGATTAAATTGGTTATATACCAAAGGGCAGTTGTTTTTGACTTCTTGGATGCTCTACTTCCTTTTACAACCCTATATCTGCCCTTGAAGTTCCAAAATGTTGCATATCCTTTTCCAACAACTTCAGGAAGCCTGATTTTGTTGATTGTTTTCTTTTTCTTTCCCTTGTATTGTTCAGGATATAGAATAAATTTCTGATAGCTGAATATGTATTGGGATGATACATTCTGTGTTGTCACCTACCATCACCACCATCTAAGGCTTCAAATCCGTCACACTTCCTTTTTGTGCATCTGTGTGTGTCAATCAGCCCTTCTGTCAGATATCCACCATGTACCCTGCAATATGCTATGGGATAATAGGAAAGGTTGCCATCAATCAACATGACCTTCTGTGTCTGTTTCTGTGGCAGATGCTTCCTTCTTTCCCTTTGCCTTTTCCGTTGGGCTTTTCTGTCACCCTTGTTGTGATGATTTTTCATATCAACCACCACCTAATCTTCCAAATCATCTTCCCCTGATATAACCACAGGAAGTGACACATTCAAATCTATCTTGTCATTCCACATTCCAAGATGCTTTCCTAACAGTTCCAATGCCTTCATCTTGTCATTCAGCTTGATTTCTCGTTCTGTTGTTGTTCCTGATGCACCAACAGATGTTTTCACCTTCACTGACTGAATACAAGCCAAATCATCTTCTGATGCACCTTCCCTGATGGATGCATCTTCAGGATCAATCAAATTATCTGCATTCACAAATGCCATTTTTGCCAACTCTAAAACAATCCTGTCCTGGTTGATGCCTGTTCTTTTGCTTCTTTCTGCCATTGCCTTTGCGACAGCTTCTTGAATGTTAGGTTTGGACAAGTTTTCACTGCCAATCTCTTTTGCTGTCTTTACTGAATATCCTGCCCTTATAGCAGCCTGTGTTGCATTTAGGTCAATCAAATACTCGTCAACAAACAACTGCTGTTTTTTATTCAATTTTGCCATCCTGCAACACCTTCTTTCTGCTTTAAATATAAAAGACCACAGGCTTCGAAAGTTTCTGTGGTTCATAAAGACCATAGACCACGAAGGTTCCTATGGTTCAATCCAAATACAAAAGGGCTGAACAGGTAGGAGATATCAAGCACCCTGTCAGCCCAAAAGAAAAAGACATAATCAACATACGTTTCAAGGGGGAAGGACGTTGACCATGCCTAATTCACAATATTATATTTTATATATATCATGATTTTTTCATCATGTGTGATACAACTTTTCACATTTTTTTATATTTTTTCACACTTTATAACATTTTATAACACTTTTTCACACTTTTTTATCACCTTGTCATTTTGTTTCTTCTGATACCAACTTCTTTTTCACAATATGCAATGACTTCTTCAGGATCAATTTCACCATATGTGATGATAGAGAATGCATCTGACCTGAACCAATTCTTGATTGTGGACGCATCATTCATCCATCTTTTCCGAAGTGCTGATTTCAAATCATGTACCGCCTGAATAACAATTGCATTTCTAAGATTCAATATTCCACTGTCATTGTAATCATCAATAGTTCTTTCTTCTTTTCTGAATAATTCATTCATGTTTGTCACTGCCATATATTCAACCACCCTTCACATATGCAATATAGTTTCCATAAGACATTCCAAGCTTCCTTGCAGCTTGCAAGTCATTGTTCAAGTCACTTTTCACTTTCTTTGGTTCTTTTCTCTTTGCTGTCATTTCTCGTTTGTATTCTCTTGAAGTGATTCTGTTCCTTTCCCTTGCACATTCATCTGAACAGGTTGTTTTCTTGCCCCTGTTGTATATGAAAGACTTTCCACATATCACACATTTACCTTCACGCATCTGTGTCACCTTCCTTCACTGCCTAATAAATCACTTTTGACCACACCTGCAAAATTAAACTCCACTATTCTTTCAGGTATACAATAATTCATTGCAGTATAACCATCAGCATGATAACTGTAATGTTCATCTGCTACAGTAACTGCATTGATGCGACCAACAAGTGGCAACACTGTGACACTGTCACCTTGTTTGATGTTCAATATCAATTCAACACTTCCACCTTTGAAATCAACATCAACTTCATTTGCATATCTGACATTTGTTCCGCAATATTCACACTTGTTGTCTGATAGCACACCCCCACAGTTAGGACAATTTGTCAGCAGTGTTCTCATTCTTACCACCATCCTTCAACTGTTGTGCTATTTCATCAATCCAATCTAATTCATCATCAGTAGCTTCAACTTCAACTTTAAATTCATGTTTTATCTTATCTGTAAAATCATCAATAGCCTTGTTTCTGATTGCTTGAATATCCAATTCAATTTCTTTTACCTTTTCATCAACAATTTCCTGCAAATCTTCTTTGCTGAAACTGAAATTTGCTATTGGAATTCCTTCAGTCACTTTTGCCATCTTCATCACTCCAATCTTTGACCACAACTTGTACAATAACTTGCATAAAAGGGAAGTATCTTGTTCCCACACACCACGCATCTTTTCTGAACAAATCCACCTTTTAGAGTTTCAAATTTTGGTGGTTTGACAATCTGCTTTTCAAGTGTTTTGGCTGCAATACCAACAAATTCAACATAATCTTTTAATTCGATTATATTGTTTTTTCCGTTTATTACGTTGTCGGATAGTTTCTTTCCAAGTTCAAGTGCTTCCTGTTCCGTCATATCAATCACCCCCACAATCTTCTGATTCATTGTATATATCATCAAAGTTACCAACCAGTGTATCTATTGCATTTTTAAATTCTTGGTCTAGTTCATCATTTGGATTAAATGCAGGAAAAGATGTGTGCAATCCCTTTAATATGCAATATTCACCTTTAGTCATATCAATCACCCCTTCTTTCAAAATCATCACACGAATCTTCAAAATCCGTTTCACAACCATATGCATCAGCTTCTTCACAACTGCAAATCCATTCACCATCTTCCTGCTTGTGGTGTTCGCAATATCCACAACATTTTACTGCTATCATGTTATATATCCCCCCTTGTCTAATGACTGCCCATAGCACCAAAATCAGTTGGCATATCACCTATATTATCAATAACAAACTTTTTGATTTTACAAATCCTAAATTCACCACTAAATTCACACTGTTCACACCGAAACACCAAATCATTCTTTTCTTCTGTTTCTTTTACATTCATGCACCAATTCTTTGTGAATTGATCCAAACCTTGTATTGCTTTGTCAATATTGTCTGAATTCACTGCTATCATTACACATCCCCTTCCTTTCTGTTGTTTGCAAGGTTCACATCAAATCCTTCAGGATATCTTGCTTTCAACTTGTCCACATTCATCTGCATGATTTCATCCATATCCCATCCAAAAGATTCACACATCATTGCAGCATACCAAAGGATGTCACCCAATTCCTTTTTTGCGTGTTCAGTGTCTAGTTCTTTTTCATGGAATATCCACTTCTTCACCATGTCATTGAATTCACCAACTTCACCTGATAACCCCAAACAAGCATTCAGGATTCCACCTAAATCCTTCGCACCTTGACCTTTGCAAAATGCATCACATGAATCAATCAAATTATTGGTCATTGCCTTGATGATTCTTTCAAAGTTCTTTCTGTCATTCGTTCTCATTGCTAATTCTTGATATTTACTTCCTGTCATGTATTATCCCTTTCTAAATTTCAATTTGTCTATTTTATTCAACAATAGAAATGTTTTTGATAATCTTTTCTATATCGTCCGCATTTACATGTATCACTCCATTTCCGCACCCATGCACACCATTTAATACAATGGTACGAGAAGCTTTATGTATAAGAGAAATATTTTCAAGATTGATTATGTTTTCTTCTCCATACTGAACATCAATAATCTTTACAAACATCTTCATCATCCTTTCAAATCGTTATTTATCTTTCTTATCAATAATCATCTGAACATTCTTCAAAGCCCTGCCATGAATACTTGTTGCCCAGGAATAGCTTTTTTCATACAGTTCAGCAATTTCATCAAGTGTTAGGTATTTCACATAAGAAAACCCATGTTGATCTTCTTCCAAGACACCAATATACATTTTGT